GGTAAAAGTGGGCTAGCCTCCTGATACTTTCGCACTAGAAGACTGGCCCACTCTCTGGGAGGAGAGTCCTCCCTACTTGCGGCGACTGCGAGGCTTCGACTCCGGCTCCGGTTTCTTCTCCTCGACCTCTTCCTCCTCGGTGTCCCCGTCCTCGGCGAGGGTGAGCTCCTCCACTGAGACGGTCCGGATCTTGCCCTTGCCGTCCACGAGGGTGCGGACCTTTACCTTGCCCTCATCCTCAAGGATATCGGTCACCTCGCCCTGGCACTGCTCGCCCCTCCAGGGATAATTGACCTTCATTCCGACCTCGACGACTGCCTCGTCCTCGTCGTCCTCGTCGCCCTCCTCCGACTCCTCTTCCTCTTCATCCTCGGCCTCCGAGGCGTCGGCGTTGGAATCGTCCTCGTCGCCCGACTCGTCGGAATCGTCCGCGTCGGCGTCGGCGTCGTCATCATCGTCTGCATCCATCACCTTCTCGACGAAGAGGTTCTGATACTCACCCTTCGTCTTGAGGCGCACGATTCCCTCGTGCTTCTCCCCTACGATCTCATCCAGGACATCCTGGAGGTTCTCCAGGTCTACCTCCTCGGGGTCGCGGCCGAACCGGGCCATCCACCTGGCCAGGTAGTAGAGGGACTGCTCGTTATCCAGACCGTCGTAGTTCCTGAGGATCTCGCCCTCGAGCTCGCCCTCGGTTACGGTCCATCCACTGACCAGCTGGGGCCGGTTGGAGTTCTGCGAGAACTCGAACTTGGCACTGGTGAGGAGCGCCCGGTATCTGCCGTCCGGATGCCTCCGGTACTCGGGTGCTTCCTTTGCCCTCTTTGCCTCCTCGGCCCACTTAGCCTTCGCCTGCGCAACCCACGCTGACACAGGGTCAGCAGTCTGGGTACGAGGTGGTGCCTTCCGTTCCGCTGTGCTTCTTGCCATTATCTCCTCTAGCGTCTGGTGGCCCTGTTACCCCTACCCGACGCTCCGGTAAGGGTGGACTTAACGCCAGGTTCTCCCGTCTCCGCCTGGCGATTCTCGAAGGCGGCGACCAGTCGCTCGTAGGTCTCCTCCTCCGAGAAAGCGGGATTCTTGTCGTCGAATGCCTCGATAGAGTGCACTCTCTGCCTGGGCTCACCTGCGGTCCAGAAGTTGTTCTTCAGACGGTGCCCGGCATCCAGCTGTTCTGACCCCTGGACCGTCAGGTAGCGCCTCTTGCCAAAGTAGCCGTAGTAGATGGTGGCATCCACTGCGGCTGAAACGTAGCGTCTGGCTCCCGCTGGCATACTGGGGATGATCTTCTGGAATCCCTCGATCTCACGCAGTTGAGCGTGGCTGGTAAAGACCACGCCCCTCCCGGAGTTCATCAGCTTGGCCATAGGCCGCTCATACTCCGCGTTGATCAGGCCCCAAGTGGCACCGTAGTCATTCTCCGGTGGCTTCTCGATCCCCAGCTTCCGCATCATCGCGTCGTAGCACCTCCGGTAGGAGGCGTCTGCGGTGTCGATGACCACCGTGCGGAACCTGTCTGACTCCAGGACCAAATCCACGTACCGGACAAACTCTGCCCACTGAGTGATCTCCGTCTTCATCAGGCGGAGACCCTTTCCTCCAGGCTCGAACAGGATGACGAGTGCATCCTCGAACTGCGAGCACAAGCTGGTCTTTCCGATTTTGCGCTCCCCGTAAACAAGGAACGTGCAATCCTGGATGGACGTCACCGGCTCGGAGTACTCGGTAGGTAGGGTCAGGTCTCTGACCCGTGGTCTAGCCTTTAGTGCGGGAGTAGCAGACTCCCTGGGCTCGCTCGCAGCAGGCACTGGAGTGCCCTTACGACCACCCTGCTGTTGGATACGCACTGACTACCCCAATCTCGGTCTGAACGGCGCGACCCCTTGCCTGCGTTCAAAGGTTGGTTCGCCTCGCGGCCCGGTCTTCCCTTCTTCCCAGAATGGAGACGGGCAGAACTACTCGGCCTCACCCTCCTGAAGCTCAGGGAATGGAGTCTCCTTAAGCTCCAGGCCAGCGTATTCGTTCCGGGCGCATACTGGGAGGAATCCACATACCCCTCGCCGGCCCGTGCAAGCCGACGGGTTTCGGTAGTGCCAATCCCCCTGGTACCAGGACACGAGAGAGCGCATGATGCCATGTAGCTGGTGCTGCCAGGCTCTTAACTCATCCTCCGTGACGGCCACGTTGAACCGTACGAAGTAGAACGACGGGCGCTTCTCGACGTCTTCCCGAACTCTGCTGAGGTAATCTCGCAGCGGTTCGGTAGCTCCGCGCCGAAGGCCCGGTTTCCGGATGATGTTGTAAACGGTGCCCGCAGGCCACTCTCCATAGTCGAGTGCCATGGTCGTGAGGTAGAGGTTGACCTGGAGGTTCATCGGGATTTGGTCGGCGAGATTGTCCTCCTCGATCCGAGATTTCGTTTTGGTTTCGAACAACCACAGCTTCCGATTGGTCCGGAAGACCCCGTCGCGTTTGCCGCGCAGGGGGATATCCGGCAGGTCAAGACCCAGGAACTTGGAGCAGCTATAGGGTACCCTGAACTCGTGCTCCAGTTCCTGCCATTCAAAGTTGGAGAAGTCCTTGACCCAGTTGTGGAAGTATGCAGGCAGCAAGACTTCTGCCAGTCCGTAGTGCTCTCGAAGTTCGGCCAGGTCCGTCACTCTGGGAGTGAGCCCACCGTGCTTCTCGAGCATCTTGCGCTCATCGCGCTCCTGGTTCCCCTTAAGCGTCCAGAGCACTACCTCTGTCAGATTGCCCTTGCTCACGTACTTAGCCCTGCTATAGGTCCGGTATATGTTCTCCAAGCAGTCGTGCACAATGCTCCCAAACTGGAGAGCACCGTGCTTGACTCTCTGGGTCCAGCCATGTACCAGACCCAGGTGTATCTTCTCGGGGCAGTCCAGGAACGCGGCCAGGTATCCCTGGGTAACTCCGTCCCGAAACAGGTCCCAGTGCTGACTACCAGAGTAGGGGTTCAGAACGTGCATTGCCCTGGCGATCGACACGTCCTTCACGGAGAGTTCTCTCTGCACAGGGGTCTCTCGTGGGGCAACTTTGAGCCTCATCTTCTCCTCCTGCTGAAATCAGCCGTACGCCTCCAAGCGTCTCCAGGTAGGTCTAATGGAGGAAGAACGTCTCCGTGTTCCATCTCCTCCAGGATGCATGCCAATACCCGAAGCCTGCTTACGTACGAGTGGTAGGCGGGAAAGTCGTAGCTGGTACCGCCTGGTCCCTGTCGGTAAACATACGACGGGTGGTAGGCCTCATAGACGGTAGGACGCCACTCCTTCTGGGAGGCATCGCAGTTGCCAGCCCACCGGATGGTCTGCTGTACATACTGCTGCGGAATCCTCCCTAGTGGGGCGATGACCACCGGCCTGGTCAGCAGTATTAAGGATCCAAGGCGTGGCTGACACCGAACTATCTCTTCGTGGATGGGTGCCCGGTTTGTCCCGTTCACCTTGTTCTGCGGTCTGCAGGCTACCAGGTTGCTCAAACAGATCCGGAATCGGCCCAAGCCGGAGTCGGCGATAGCTCGCCGGAGGAGCCGCCCGACCGGCCCCACGAAAGGCCGTCCAAGGCCGTTCTCAGCCTCTCCAGGCCCCTCGCCGAACATCAGCAAGGGCACCCTGGGGTTGGCCGGAATTGTGGCAAATTCGACGCCATCAGGCGGCTCCAGAAACTCCCACAGAACGTGGGTCGTGGCCCTTTCTCCCAGAGGGCACCGCGTGCAGCTCCCCCAGTCAAGGACTAGCTGGTTAAGGCATTGGCTCATAGAAACCCCTGTATCGAAAGACCTAACCCTATCGCGTCGAACGCGTGGTCCTCCGGATTGATCTGGTCGATGTCCGGTAGCCGCTGCCGGATCCTCCGTATAACGAGCTCCTTGCTCATCTGGCCTTTCCACGAGTTGACGTCGTGAGGCTCAAACACGATCTCGTAGTGGCGGCAGCACTCCGCCAGGGTACCTACGCAGAACGTGAGTTTAAGCAGACTGCCTGTTCCGGCGCACACCCTTCCACCCACATCGTCGAAGTACTGTGGGAACTCGCAGTAGACGACGGTCGGCTCGTAGGCATTCAGCACTGACTCGAACTTACGGACGACGGACTCGGCTCGAGCAAGCCACCCTTTCGCAGACTTCTGCGGGTAGATGTTCATACACCAGAGAGGGTTAGCGATACTCCCCCAGGTCTCCTCGTCCCAGCAGGCGATCCCGGTACCTGTAATACCCGCATCTACCGTGAGC